AATTCGTTGAGCATGCGCTGGGTCAAGTCGGGCCGCGCCCCCCATAACCATGCCGCGGGCTTAGGACTTACGGGACTCATGGAACATCCTTGAAGAACACGTGGTGCCCGAGCTTCAGCGTCTGCTTGGCACCCTTCGCCCAGACCGGTGGCTTCGGCATGGTGGTCGCGAAATAGTGGGTAGCGCCACCAGTTGGATCTAACACCTTACCGGCCAAAACCTGGTCAGCGGCGATCTGCGCTTGGGCGAACTCGCGGAATGGAATCGGCTTCGCGCCACTCAGGTAAACGTAGTTCGGGTCGTTCCTGTTCCAGCAGCTGAACTGGTACGGTTTCTGGCACACGCCGACGTAACCCTCGCCCCACCATGATTTGGCCTTGCCATCGTTCACTCGGTTGCGGATTGTCCAAGCCACGGCAATCTGGCCGGCCAAACTTTCGCCGCGGGCCTCACCCCATAGCGTGCGCGCGAGGATGTCTCGGTCGTTATCGGTTGCAGTCATCACTTTTCTCCTGGCGAAAAAAAACCGGCAACTGGCCGGCGCGTAGATTTTTAGAGATTGAGCCAGTGAGGGCATGTATCAGCCATTCCCCTGCTCGGTGAAGATGTGGTCAATCCGTTTGGGATCGGACAAAATGTTTCAATGTTTCCTAAACATCACGTTTCAACTCAAGCACGGACGCCCAAACATGAAATTCGCAAGCATTCTATTAATTTCGACCTTGTTGACAGGTTGCGGGACGATCAACACTGTCTTCAGAGATGACATGGTAGCGAGCAACAAGCTCGCCCGTTGGCACTCACATTGCGACTCAATTCCACGAATTTATAGCGGCGCCGCGCTGAATTACTGCACGTTGGATGCAGAGCCCCGTCATTCTGTCGGCTTTGATGGCCACCCTGCGGCGCCATTAATACTTTTCGATTTTGCCCTTTCTGGTGTGGCCGACACGGTCGTGCTGCCATACACGATCTATCTGCAGAACAAACGCGGAGATATTCCGAAGGCGCGCTTCGAGTGACGCCCTCGTTGTGAGCCTCTGGCATCCATTGACGCAAAAACGCCGGCTTTGGCGCCGGCGTTCGGAAGAATCTGCAGCATTTGCTGCGCGGTGATCGGCATACTTTTCTCCAGACGAAAAGCCCGCACTCGGCGGGATCAATGGTTAAGCTGTGCACTCCACGCATGGAGGCATTTATGAAGTACACAACGATTCTTTTGATTGCCGCTTTGCTCGACGGCTGCTCCTCATACAGTGAGCGCGGTACCGGTGAAGGCGGCAGGGAATTCAACAACAAGGGCTATACCGTCCGCTGTGATGCGACACCGGCCAATCAACCCGGCTGCTATACACCGCCGCCGTCATGGTCTTGGTGGCCTTCAAACAACATCAAATTTAAAGTGGGCGTGAACTGAAATCAGATCCATGCCCCCGATCGCTCAGGCTTAGCTCGACTCATTGATCAACCTGGGCCGGCGTTCATAATGGGTGTGTCAACTGCTGCGGGGTGAAGGGAATTTGGCCTCCACAAGAATTGTCCCGCAATCCAGATGCCTTCGGTAGAATGCTGGGTCGCGCTGTTATGAATAAATTGAAGTTTGGATAGACAATGAGCAAAACAACCGTTGCGGCGGACAGAATTTACTCGCTTGACGTACTTCGTGGAGTAGCTGCACTGTCAGTTGTATTCTGGCATTGGCAACACTTCTTTTATGTTGGGGGCCGGCCGCAGAACTTCATAACCTGGAAGCAACCGCTATTCAGTGCATTCTCATTTTTCTATATGCATGGCTCGCTTGCTGTTGAGCTTTTCTTCTGCATATCTGGTTTCGTATTTTTCTGGCTTTTCTCTAATCGAATTGCGGACCGATCAATTACACCATCACGCTTTTTCATGGATCGGGTCAGCCGACTCTACCCCCTTCATATAGCAACATTCGTAGCAGTTGCACTACTTCAGTTCCTGTATACGCGGCATCACGACGCGTTTTTCGTCTACCAGACAAATGACCTCTATCACGCGATCCTGAACCTATTCCTGATGCCTGCTTGGGGCTTTGAAAAAGGCTGGTCATTCAATGCTCCAGTCTGGTCGGTATCGGTGGAAGCACTGCTTTATGGCACCTTCTTCCTCGCCTGCATATCACGTAACCTGCGCTACCTCTTGATCCCTTGCCTGATCGCGCTGGGCGCCTCCATTTACCCGAGCCAATACAAACTTGGCAGTGGCATATTTACCTTCTTTTGCGGCGGTGCTGCTTATATCGCCATAGACTGTGCAGCCAAGCGCATCAGCATGAAAGCCATCGCCTGTACCGCGCTGGCACTTTCAATAGCGGCGTGGGCGTACATTTGGCAATCAGCAGTCCTAAACATATACTTCCTAATGGGCATAGCATTCCCACTATCGGTAATTACGCTCGCCGCAACAGGATTCAAATATACAACCTTCATGAAACCTTTCGCGGCGATTGGTGACATCAGCTATTCGTCATACTTGTTGCACTTCCCTCTGCAACTATGCTTCGCAATGACAGTTGATTCCATGGATTATGGCCGAGATATTTTTTATAGCCCGTGGATGCTCGCATTGTTTATGGCGATCTTGATTCCGCTGAGCTTTGCAAGCCACCGGTTATTCGAAGTTCCTGCACAGCGCGCCATCCGTTCGGCGTTCCGAAAACGCGCGGGAAAGAAGGTGCTCGCCGCGCAGTAATTGGATCAGGGAAGGGTCGGCCATGCTGGCTTGGCGTCTGTAAGGTCGACCCAATGCCGCGCAGTGGCGGGTGCGTTGTGCGTTGTGCGGCTGCGGCTGCGGCTGCGGCTGCGGCTGCGGCGAGCTACATTAAATCGGCGGCGCGAGCCTCTGGATATGCAGCGATATCCGGTACGACTGGTTCAATCGGCCATACCGGTACGGCCGGCCAAGTTGCCTGTTTTGTGACCTCGCCCAAGGCGAACTTGTATGCCTTCCATGCCGCGATGCTGATCATTATCGCTGCCTGCTCGGCCTCGTCCTCTTCAGTTGCCTCACCGACATCGATGCCGTAACCGATGGTGTCGATGCGATCCTGGATACGTGCAATTTGCGTGATAGCCTGGGTGTTCCGCACCGCAAGCTCGGCCTTCATGGCAACAAGGTGTGCCGCCATCGCGGCCGCGTCTTTCATTGTCTTGGTGACGAGTTTTGACCAGTCGATATTCATGCCTGCTCCTCACTCACGGTTTCGCCCGGGACTTCTGGCAGCGGCAACGGAAACGCAACAGGGCCGTCCGGCACGTTCACGAGGTCCGCTGGGAAGGCTTGCTCCTGGCTGTAATTGCGAGGGTTTGGCAAGATTAAAGTTAGTTCAAGCTCGCCGTTAAGTCGGTTAACTTCACCGAAAAACCATTGTGACGAAATAGCATTAGCTGGCAAAGTATCGCCTTCACCAACTGGGGAAAAATCGAAGTCTTCGCCGTTGACCGTCAGAATGCCCCCGTTCTTGACCACTTCGAGGGGGTCGTCCCGACGTTGCGGACTCAGCTTGATTCGCATTAGAACCACCTCCCGATGGCGATATATCCGGGTTTAGCCGTCACGTTGCTAACAACCGACGTTACGAAAACTGTTACCCCTGTTAGTGTGTGTGTACCGGAAGTACCTCCCCATGCACCAGCCGTAGTTGTTTGTGCGACGGTAGGGATTACCCTCGGCAAATCGCCAGCGAATGGCATAGGAAAGGTGAAGTTTGCTAACCCGGACTGCCATAAAGCACCAAACGTGCCGTTTGTCGTTAGCGCCGTGTCGCCTGCGCGAGTGCAAATTAGAGTGCCGTCGGCGTATTTGGTGTAAGTGCCGTTGGCATTAGCATTAGTTTCAATGACTGCGCCGGTAGGAACACCGCCAGATTGACTCACTGGACCTACAGCGGCTGCCCCCATACTGGTTTTGCCTGTGCCTCCCTGAGTAATGCTTATGGGAGCGGTTATACCTGACAAGCTGGTGATGTCGCTGTTTGCGCCAGACTTCGCAGAGATAACCCAGGCGCCCCAAGTTGGCAAGGAAGGGTTCCCGGTGCCCCCCCTTGTAGCTGTCGAGCCAGTCAAAGACGTCAGGGTCTGCATGTACTCCCCTGTAGTAGTCCCGTCACCGGTTCTGACTGCATACCTTACCGTGCTTGGCGTAAAGCCCGCCGGTACATCCGTCAAAGGGCCCGCTGTTGAGTAGCTTCCTTGTCCAATGCCCAGCACGTTATTTAAAGAGCCGTTAGGCCAAACAACAACGGTGCTCGCGCCGGTTGATCCTAAGCCGAAGTCGCCAATCCTTGCAGCCCGGCCCACTGTCGTATCCGTTTGACCTGTGCTGAGTGTCGCTGCTGCTGCGGTGCCCAATGCAGCCATTTTCGAGCCGTAAGTATTTACCCAGTCGCGCACCTGATCGGCCAAGCCTTTCTGGTAGCCCTGAACCGGCATTATTGCGTAGACCCCGCCCGCAGTGGTTGCGCCTTTGTAGTTCGGCGAGATCGACATCGCCGTATCGCTGGCGATGTTGGTGACTTCGTACCAATCACCGTCGGGGCCACGAAAGGCGTCACCTACCCGACTATTGGCAATAAAAGCAGTGCCAGAACCAATCACTGCGCTGGAATTTAGGGTGACAGAGACCGTTCCTGATTTGTACCAGGGCATTGAGTATCTCCAGAAAGATATGTGCGAAGCGAAAGAGATCAGGCCAGTAATTTGGCGCAGAGAAATGGACGGTGACCTTGGTCAGTCCAAGCTGTGAATGCGAGGCTGTACATCATGATTCTGCCGTTGGCGTAGTCGACACCCAAAGCGCAGCCGCCCCCAGAGCCCTCGCTGTGACAATTCATCGTGAACGGGTTCAAGGAGACGTACTCTCCTGAACCGAGGACCTTGTTGATCCCCCAGAAATACCGCCGACCCACCACGAGGACATCGGAGCCAAGGTAAGTCCAGCTGCCGGCAGCGAAGGTCACAACGACCGCCGGTGCGCCACTGTCGTAAACCAGCGCCGCGCTCTGGTCCCACAACCGTAGTCCATAGGCTGCCGTACCCATGGACGCCCACGCGGCCACGAAGTACTGGCCGCTTAGCGTGGCGTTGATGTTGGATGCCTTCATGGTGAACCCGGTCCAGTTTCCCGGTCCACCGGTGAACCACGCCGATATCGGAACCTGAATCGCTCCCTGATCCGGGCGAATGAAGACTAGCGGCGGATCCTGGCTTGTAATTGCTCTGGCAAACACCCCTGACGCATTGGTAGTCCCTGAATACGACCCCTTAGCGAGCATGCAAAGCCGTGGAGCCTCGGAGTCAATCTGCACAAATGCATTGTCGTTGATGCTCTGAAATCCAAAACTCATGTCGAATACCTTATCGCGTAGCCCTTGGCGACAATCATTGATCCGATCGAGCCGGCGCTTGCGGACGGATTTTTCTTCAGGACGACGACCTGCCCCATCGAAGTCGTGACGAAAGGGTAGGATTTCTGGTTGGCACTCCCATCAGTTTCGGCTGACTGCACGTCCTGCGCCCTTGTCGGAATGATCATGAACACACAGTTGGCCGGGTTGAAGCCCGAAATGTTCAGCGTGTAGCTTGGCACGGGCACACTGAAATCGAGCACGCCCTGCCAGATCACTTGGTAGGTGAAGCTGTTGGTGTCCATGGATAGGCCACCGCTTTCATCAAAAACACGCAAGCCAAATGAAGCCATGGTTTACCCCAGATAGCCGAGCCGGACACGCAGCACGTTGTTGGCGTCGTAGACGGAGACGTTCAGCGAATTGATCACCAGCCGCCCCTGGCCGGGGACGATGCCGTTGATCTCCAGCGTCCCGTCCTTGTTAAGAATCCAGCCTTGCTGGCCGGCGATGTAGTTGGTCGAGCTGATGTAGCTGCCGATCTTGGCGTTGGTGATGGTGCCATCCGCGATAAACGCCGAGTTCATGAACACCTGGCCACCCTGCACCGCAAACGGAACCGAGATGGCGCCGCCGGCGATGGTGTTGACGATGGCGAAGCGATCAGCACTCACCAGGAACTGGCTTTGCAGACCGGCGCCGGTGTTCTCGATGCCCAAGCCGATGCCGGCGGCGACGTACTGCCCGCCCGCGGTGATCTGCATCTTCACAGACCACATCGTGGAGAGTTTGCCGTTGTTGTTAGCGAAGGCGGTCGAGGTTTCCTGAATGGCGGCTGTGTTCTCGCCGACCTTCACGTTGACCTGAGTGATCGCCGTAGCGGTGGCTTCCTTGTCCGTCGCGACCGTCTGGCGCAGGTCGATGACATTGGCTTCGTTCTCGCCGACTGCGGCGGTCAGAGTGGTGATCTTCTGCGCGCTGGCAAGATTCTCCGACGCCCTCACCTTCTCTTCCGAAGCGATCGCCGCGGTGCTGGTCCAACCTTTAAAGGCATCCGCCAGATCCCCGCTTCCATCGTCCTCGCGAGATGCCGCCTGCAGCGCGTGGAACGCTGTCGCCTGCGCAGTGAGTTCACCATCGAGCTCGGTGATGTCAACCGTGTTAGTGGCCACCTGCTGAGCCAACCCATTTGCAGTTTCAACCGACTGCCCCACGTCCAGCCAGTAGGTGGCATTCGGTGGCGGCGTGTTGATCGGCACCGGCCCCTTGGCCTGATAGAGCAACTGACCGGAACGCACAATCGCGTTCTTGATGTAGGTTTTGGTCGGGTCGTAGCTTTCATCCAGCGCATCGATCTGCGTTTGAAGCCCCGGAATTTTTTCGATCTCGTCCAGCAGGTCCTGGCCGAGCTCCGTCTCGGTGATCTGGCCGGCGATCATCTCAAGGATGTCCGCTGCGTTGGCGCTGGACTGACCCTGCACGCCGATACCAATTGGATACCACAGACCGATGTTACCGATCCGGTCCACCAGGCGCGCCCAGAAGTAAAGGGTCACGCCTGCGGCCAGGCCGAGCATCGAGAAATCGCTTTGCGGGTACGACAGGTCGGTTAGCTTGGTTGCAGCTTCCAAACTGGTCGATGGCCCGCACCAGATCTCTGTCCGCTGCGTGTCCTCGGCACCCGGCGGAAAGCCCCATTTGAGGTAGATACCGAACAGCAGCGGCGTGGCCGTCAGGAACGACACCGCCGGCGGCAGACCTTCCTTCCCCTTGAGGTTGGTCAGGATCGAGTTGCGCCAGATCGACGAGATGTCGAAGGCACTCACCGCTCGGACGCGGGCCACATAGGCGCCAGCGTAGATGCCCACCACGTCGACACTGGTCATCCCAGTCCGCTGCAGCTTGATCCAGTTGCCGCTGTCCTTGCGCCACTCCACGTCGTAGCCGACTGCCCCAGCCACCGCTGGCCAGGTGATGGTCATCGTTGCCACGGCGATGCCCTGGGACACGACCGAGTTCGACGTGACGGTAACGCTGGCTGGGGCCGGAACGACGGTGATCGGAATCACGCTGATCGGCCGCTCTTCCAGACGGGCGCCAGTGTCGATGTAGGCGAACTTGCTTGGGTCGTACTGCAACGCACTGATTTCGAAGTCGCCCTCAGTCGTGCGCTTGGTCCGCAGTACGCGATAGAGCGGGATCGCCAAATCATCAGCGTCTAATGCCCATTGCAATTGTGGCAGCGGTGGCTCGCTGTAATTGGTGGTGACGGTCACAGCGCGGCCGTTCACGCTCTGCACGGTGCGACCTTCGGCCCGCCCACCCGGCAGGTTGATAATCAGACGATCACCAGCCTTGGCTTGGGTGTCACGGTCCAGCGTCACGACACGACCAGCAACAGCAGAGATGCGTCCGCCGACTTCGCGCCCCGCCAGCAGCGAGTCAGCCACAGGAATGATGTGGCCCGGGAGCGGGATCACCCCCTCCATGCCGGTCTTGAATGAAATGGTACGGTCCTGATTATTGCTGAGGATCGCCCACTTGCCGCGTCGCTGGGCTTCCGACGCGCGGGTGCAGCCAATGGCACTCAGCTCGGTAGGCTTGTCGCCCATGCGGCGCTGAAGGTCCAGGTCCGCGAACGGAATGACGTCGGTGTCGTAGTTGTTCGCCGGGTTGTCGTAGCTGACCAGAGCACGGGTGTAGCGGGTCTTCGCCGAGGCGCTGCCATACGAGAACTTCCCGTCGATGACATTGGCCCGGGTGAAGACGTAATCGAAGTCCTGCGCGCGCGGCATGTCCGCCTGCATCACCAACTGGCCCTGAGCCCAGTAGGTCATGCCCCGGTAGATGCCGGCGATATCGCGCAGCAGCGACCAAGCATCCGCCTTGCCCTGCAGGTTCATGTCGCAGAGGAAGCGAGGCTCTACGCCGCCAAGGCCATTCGGCACCAGCTGGTCGGCATATTGCGCAATCCGATAGAGCTCCCACTTGTCGACCATGAACGACTTGATGCGCTTGCCCAGGCCGAAGCGGTCTTCAGTGCAAACGCCGTACGTGATCCAGGCCGGGTTATTGGTCCAGGCCTGCTTCATGGAACCGTCCCAAGTCCCGGTGTAGGTCCTGGAAATCGGGTCGTAGTTGCTCGGCACCTGCCACCTGCGTGCACGACATTTCACGGTGACGGCTGGAATGTTGGTGAACTGCTCGGCATCAAATTCGATGTAGAGCAGCGCGGTGTTTGGGTACCGAAGCTTGGCGTCGATCACCTCGGTGTAACCGGCGATCAGCATCGTATCGGCGATCTTGTTGCTGTTCTGGTTCGGCGTCAGGCGACGGACGCGGATCTGCCAGCCAGTGGTGGCGTCCGGCAAGTTGATGCGGGGCGAGCGTTCGTAACGCGTGGTGGTCTTGCCATCCACGGCGTCGACCAGCACCTGCTGATAGGCGCCGCCGTCGGTGGCCACATCAATGGCGTAGTCGATTCGGTACCCGCCAATGTTGCCTTCATCATCCTGACGCTGCAGTGCAGGCCAAGCCAGGCGCACGCGCACGGCTGAAAGCTGAATGTTGGTGATCGAGCGAACCCATGGCGCGTCGCTGCGTAGCTCGACGTTGAGCGTGGTTTCGTTTTCGACCGAGGGAATACCAGGGATATAGGTTTGGTCGACGGAACCCGAGCGCCAGTCCCACTTCACATTAGGGAAGTTGTAGTTACCGCTCGCGTCCCGGATCGGGGTGTTGTCCAGATAGATGTCGTAATCGGTTGGGACTTCGTCGAACTCGCCCTCGCCCACGGCGATAAGCAGCTTGGCCAGGTTGGTCGAGCGCAGGCTATCGCCGGCCTCGGTCGGTGATTTTGGTTTGCTCTCCCCGCCCTTCGCGCCGTGGATGTCGATCTTCTTTGCTGCGCCCATGCTTTCCTCCAGGCGAAAAAAAACCGCCTCATGGGCGGCCTACTTGCTGCGTGCGGTTTACGCTTTGTCTTCGGCAAGGATCGATGCGGAAATGATCATGCCGCCCCACCGGCGTTCGCCAATGCAGATCGGTACCGGGTTGCCGCTGGCTGTGGTGTTTTTGGCGGAGCCGAAGGCATACGACGGCGAGTTTTCAGGGGATGCACTCTGCTTCAGGCCGGACGCTTGAGGGCTGAGCATTTGAACGACGCCGCCGATAGCAAGCGCTGCCCCCATTTGGACCGCCCAAGGCTGTCCAAAGTAGGTCCCAGCCACCACGAGCACTGCTCCAATGATGGTTTGAAGTAACCCGGCTCGCTTACTGCCTGAGATCACCGGGACGATTCGAATTTCTTGGGTACCGCCCAGGGCAAAATCCTTCTCCGGCACGTTTTTGCGATTGCGAAATATCGCAAAACGTATGCCCCTCCGCTCAAGATCCTTGATAGCCGCCTCGAACCCAGCCAGCGTGCACTTCAAGGCCTTGAATGCCTCTCCCACCGATTTGCTCCCGAGTTCCCTGTAGTGAACTCGACCGAAAAGCTTGATGAGCGGACCCGAAAGCAAAATGGTGGTCATTGACTGATTAGTGCTGGTAATCGCTGTCACAGGTTTCTCCATTCGTAAAAAAACCGCCCTGAGGCGGTTTCCTTTAAAACGATGTTGGTGATAAATCCATGCTCATCGCAGAGTCGATGGATATTCGGAAACGCTTTGTGCTCCCCTGCTGGATGCTGGCCTCTCGCTCTTTCAGGCCGCTGCCACATGCTGACGCTGAAATGATGTGATCACCTGCGGGGACGAAAAACTTCGCTGTTTCTCCCGATCCTATTTCGGCTGATTTCCTGCCATCGATGCTTACTATCGTATTGCAGCCACCACCAACAAATCCAGTATCCCGGGTCACTATCAGAATCGACTGACCGCTGATTGGCTGCTGATATGAGAACAGTCTTGCCGGCGGCACTGGGTCGGCTTCGCTAGATGGCGTGGGCGATGTAGCACACCCCGCCAACAACGCAATAGCCAACGCTCCTACGAATAATTTCATGCAGGTCACTCCTGTGGAAAGGTGCCAACCATATCACCGAGCATCTCGATGACGCAGCACCAGGCGTGTGCGCTGTAGCCACGGACCGCCGAAGACGATGATCTCGCTCGGCCGACCGTATAGGTGATGAAGCAAGAAAGGCCCAGGGCCGAACGTCGCTGCATCCTCGCCGACCAAATTCGGATCGGAGCCGAGGAATATCCCCGCATGGTTCGGGTGAACTGTCCGCCCTACTTCCATCACTACCATGTCGCCGCGCTGCGGCTGATCGACTCGATAGAAGCCGGCCGCCTCGTAGTTCGCCTCGTAAAGACTGGTGTTGTCGATGCTTTCCCACCAACCATCAGAGCGCTTGAAGGCTTCGAACTCCAGCCCCCTCTCGCGCTTGTACCAGTCAGCGCAGACCTGCCAGCAATCCCAGGCACCATGCACGAACGGGCGCTTGAGCAAAGGCGTCTCGCCGGAAGGCATGACTGTGCGCAAATCACCCTCTGGCCAACTCAGGATGTGCCACGGCATCGCGGTTGCTTCGCACATGGCCAAGTCGCGCGGTGAAGGCCTGCTGGTTGCGTCCGGGTGCGAATGGACGATGCCGATTACTTCGCCGATATCTTCCGCCGCAGCATAATCTTCAGGGTCAATTCGGAATTCCTCGTTGGGTTCCGATGCGATGTTTCGACATGGGTAATACTGCTGTTTGCGCCCAATTCCCAGCAGCAGGCCGCAGCACTCCTTCGGGTACTCGGCCGCCGCGTGTGCCTGAATGGCGTTCAAAATGTGCTTACGCATGGTCAGCTCCTGGCAATCAGAGATACGGCCGAGAAGCCGCCGAATGGCAATGGGTTGCCCTCACTGAAGCGCGGGAAACAACCCCGGCCCAATGTGGCGTCACACTCATCCAGCTCAGGGTTATCGGTGATAACCCCGTCTTTGGTGACGTATGGCCCGGTGTAGCCGCAGTTCGGCCCGCGATAGCCGCCAGTGAGGCACCAGTGGCACAAGGTTGTAGCCTGGCGGCCGATTGACTCACCGCCCACGTCACCCGGGCTGGCAAGCTCCCAACTGACTGTCTCCCCGTCCTCGTTCGTTTTCTGGTCGATGTACCAGACCTCAATCGTCTCTTGGGTTGGGTCTGCCGTGGGATTCCCACTCGGGAAATTCTCCGCATCCAGATACGTGCCAAGGGTGTGGCGCATGGTCAACTTGAACTCGAGCAGATCGTCAAACGCCAGACATAGCGCAGTGATGCGCCCGTTGACGTTGCCGACCGACAGCGTTGGCCGTACTGCGGTGCCATCACCGTTGGCCTCAATGCCGTCGATCTGCATGGGCCAGGCGCCATACTCGTTGCCCTGAAACCAGATCGGCTTCGCGGGCAGCTGGTCAGCATCCGAACCGGCAGCGATCAACTCTTCAGGCGTATGCGGGATGGCATGCCCGTGGAAGCGCAGCACGTCCGCCCCGTAGTCCGAGCCGTCCAATTCAAAGAGCAGCACTTCGCTGCCAGGCTCAAGCACCTGGATGTCACTAATCAGCGGCATGGTTGCCCCTTATGGTTGGAATGCGCGGTCGAAAGTGGCCGTGAGCTTGAATGCGCCCCCGCCCATCGGGGTAGGAACCGGCTTTTTGCAGGTAAACAACCCCAGCTCACCGAGTGGAGTGGTCCAGAGAAACGCCTTGGCGCCGGCATGCCGATCAAAGAACGCCATGATCTCCAGCACCTTGGTCTTGGGCCCGGTGTAGGAGATCGGATAGGAGTCCTGTTTGTTGTTCGGCCCGTCGCCAGACTCTTGCTTGTAACCATCACCAAACTGCGCTGTGCGCACCCGATAGGTGATATCGGGCGCGTCTCCATTTTGGGTTGGCCAGGTGAAGCGCTCGATCGCCATCAGACTCTCCCGTTAACGTTGCGGAAGCTAACGCCGCCGGCACGCCACGATTCGGCCACAGCTCTTTCAGCTGCTGCCTTCATTTGTATTTGAAGGTTCTGCTGGAGTGCTTGCTGATCAATCTGCATGCCCTCCGAGCTTCTGTCCTGCGTGATCACGCTGACCGGCGCGTTGATGCTGATTGACGAGCTTCCACCGCTACTGCTGATGGCCGCGACGCCGGGCCCTGCACCGGAAGTCAGCGGAGTGACGCTGCCGCCGTTCGCGCCCGTCATGAGGAATGACCGGCCGCCTTCGTTGTAAAACTCCGGCCCCAGTTCGTTGACCTCGTACAGAGAGTTGGGGGAGACAGGGCCGCCGGCTGCTCGGTATCCGGAGAAGTCGACGTTGGTGTACCCAGCCTGAGACGCTCCTGCGGCTGACGAAGCAGCACCGGCAGAGCCGGAGGCCAGCCCGTTACCGCCACCACCAACGAAGTAGTTCGTTGCAGCGCCCACCAAGCTACCCAGCAATGCCGAACTGGCCTGCCGGGTTGCAATTCGCGCCATGTCGGCCAAGATCGATTTCGCGAAGTCACCGAACGATGCCTTCCCGGTCATGGCGAAGTTGACGATTGAGTCCTCCATGGAGCTGAAGGCGTTGGTGAACAGGTTTTTCGTCTGCCCGGCAACATCCCGCGCCGACTCCAGGTAGTTCTGCCACGCTGACGACGCGCCCGCACTCCAGTCACCCTGAGCTGCGGTCATCTCGTCATAGTTGGATTGCACGGTGTCGTGAAGATCCTGCTGGGTGGTTTTCAGCGCGGCCAGCTTCTGGGTGTACTCGTCAAGGCTCATGCCTCGCGAGCCGTCGCCGTACTGGTTAGCCAGTTCAAGGCTCTGCTGGTTGAAGCGATCATCGATACCGTTCTGCTGATCCGTCAGGCCCCGCTGTCTGTCACCCTGACCAAGACCGGAAGCCGCGCGCATACCCTGCTGCCGAAGCGTTTCGACCTGCTGTTGCAGCGCGCTGGTATACGTGCTGACAGCCAGGGTCTGCTTGCGCAGGCGACCTTCTTCGTTGGTGGCGATGATCGACAGTTCGCTGTCGCTATCCTGCTGCGCCTTGACCATGGCGCTGCGGGCATCGGCGATCTTCTGATCGATCTGGATGACCTGCGCCGCGGTTGTGCCCTTTTTTGCCTTGGCCGCTTCGAGTGCATCGATTTCCGACTGGTAACTCTGGGCAACCTCTTCCGACTGTTGCTTCAGCAGACTGACGCGTTGCTCGGTGTAACTGGCCTGAGAGATCACCCCTGCCCGCTGCGATGCTTCGAGCTCCTTGTCCGCGTTTTTGTAGTAGGCCAGGGTTTCAGCCAATACATTCTTCGCGTTGTTGAAGCTGGTCAGGTCGACGCTACCGGTGGCAGCCTTCGGATCCTTGAATTTGTCGTTGAGGTTCGCCATGTTCTTGGCGACTGCTGCCGGATCAAGCCGAGAGTCTTTCGGATCTACCTTCCGGATATCATCAAGGCTTTTCTTGTAATCCTTGATCGCCTCGGCGCGCTTCTGCTCGTTGGTCAGCGAAGACTTGGTGATCGCGTCCACTTTGGACATCGCCACGACTGCGCTTTGCTGTGCCTTGGCCTGCTCGCCGTCGTACTTGGCAATGTCTGCTTCAGCGGCCTTTTGGTCCTCCAGCATATTCAGCCGGTTGCGGTAGAGGTCGATCATTTCCTGCTTGTTTTGAAACAGGCCAACGTTCCCAGACTCGGCCCGGGTCAGATCACGCTGAGCCTGCTCAATATCGGAGCCGATGTTGCTGCGACCGATGTTTTTCAGGTTGTCAGCCGCACGCGCGACAGCGTTGTAACCCTTCTCCCAGAAGCTTAGGTTTTCGAGGATTCTCGGCGTGCGCTCGTTGATGGCGTCCGCATATTGCTCGGTCGCCAGCTTCACAGCACCTGCGTGGTCGCCCTGCTCTTCCAGTGCTGCGATCTGCGAGTAAACCGAGGCGGTCAGGTAGTGGTACTGCTCGTTGAGTGCAGCAGATGCCTTCACCGGGTCGTCGGCAAGCTTCGAGAACTCGGCGACGGTTTCGCTGACAGCCTTACCCGTCGCGTCCTGCATAGAAACGGCGGCCTGGGTGATGCCGGTGAAACTCTCGCCCGCGATCTTGCCGTTGTCAGCCAGCAGCGCGAGAACAGCAGCAGCTTGGCCAGTGGTACCCACCGTAGCGCTTACCTGCCGGGCCATTTCGCCCAGTTGACCAGCGCTGACACCGGCGAAACTACCGGTCATCACCAGCGACTTGTTGTATGCGTCTTGCTCCTCGCTGCCTTTGTAATAGGCAACAGCCAGAGCGCCGACGGCGGCAGTGGCCAGCGCGATCGGGGCAAGGATGGCAAGCAGGCCGGCAGCTGAAGCGCCAGCACCTGCACCCAGCTGAGCGACGGCGCGCACGCCGCTCCCCCAATCACCGGACGACAACGCGTTGCCGAGCTGAACGACGTTTTCCTGCGCCTGGCGGGTGCCAAGCTTCAGCCGGTCGAAACCGGTGGCGGTTTTCTCCAGCGCCGCATAATTGCCGTCAATCTTACCCAGGGCCGCGTTGTACTGATCCTGGCTGATCCGGCCTGCGTCGAGGTGTTTGCCCAACTGCTCGACTTGGGTTTCGAGCTTGCCCATGGCTGCGCGTGCCGGGTCGATTGCTCCAAGCAGGCTGTTCAGGGCCTTCTGCTCATCCAGTGTCGACTTGGCCAGGGCCACCTGCTGCTTATCGAGCTGCGCGGTGATCTTGGTGAACTCGGCCTCGCCATAAGCGCCAGTCTTGGTGAGTTTCGCCAGGCTCTCGCGCTGCTTTGCCAGTTCCTGCGTGGTGGTCGCGCCTTTCGACAACGACTTCTCCAGCGCTTCCATCTCTTTCATTAGGCCAACGGCGGATTGCTCTGCACGCTCACCGGACTTGGTCAGCTTGTCGAGATCGGTCGCAGCCTGGGCAGCATCAGCCGAGTCGACCTTAATGCCGAGTTCTGCAATGTTCATCGACTCACCTTGAATAAGTGCCCGTTTTCACGGGCTGTTGTCGCGGGCTTGGGCCATGACCGCGATGGCTTCCAATTCCATTACGCGGATGTCCTGGAACACTCGTCGGCGATCCTTCGCAGGGACGCCGACGAGCTTCATCACATCGGCTAATACGCCGTAATCGAGTCCGGTTGCGCCGCATGCACCCGTACGCCACTGGGTCCCCATCGCATCCATGACGAGGAAGGCCTTCCAGTTGTCTGGCCAGACTTCGAAGGTTTCGTCGTAGTCCTCTGGCGAGAAGCCGAACATCGCCATTTGCTCGGCGTCGCCGTCGGCCTCGTAGAGCGCGCGGGCAGCGGCAGTCAGTTTCCCAAGCGGGCCTTGCCAAAGGCTTCGCTGTACGCCTTCACGATTGCATCCGAAACGCCGATGCAACTCTTCACCAGAGCGGTGATCGACTCATCGCTGAGCTTTTCGCCGAAGCCCCACGAAACAACCAGATCCCTGATCTGGTCGACACCTTGCTCGACCTCAGCCGCAGTGATTTCCGCGAGTGTTGGCTCAGTCCCTTTGAAGCGCTCCCCGAGCTCTTCCGCTTTTGCCTTCCAGGCATCGAACAGCTCAGCCAGTGCGGTGCGGTCGCGGTACTTGAACGTGAACGGCACCATTGCCGGTTTGTCGCCAACCTGCGGGATGGCCACGTCGACAGTGAACGTCGGCTTTGGCGCGATGGAAAACTTTGCCATGTGGACCCCTTAGGCGTTGTAGCGAGTTGGGCGGGAGGCGAACGACAGAGTGATGGTCCGCGTCATGATGTTGTTGCGACTCAGCGTCGGGGTCGCGGTGATCGACACGTACGCGTAGTAATAGATGGTCGCGCCGCCCGGGAGGTTTGCACGCACCAGGCGCGGCTCTTTATCTTCGTCGGCAGCCTCGACCAGAGCCACATAGGCCTGAGCCGGATCATCTGCGACGGGAAGCGTCATGCTGCTGGCCGACTTGGTGGTTGGCAGTTGACGGTCATCATCGTCTTCGAGGAAGCCGTACGTGAGGAATTGCTGTTCGCCGCCGTTGGCAGCTGGCTCAGTGATTTGCGCAATCTGCGTCCAGCCAGAAGCGGCACGAACAGTGCCTGCACCAGAGCCAGCCGGGTAGCTCTTCACGCTGGTGGTATCCACGCCTTCAGCCGCGAACTCGCCGATTTCGGAGTCGATGACGCGAACTGGTCGACCATTCAGCTTCGCCCAGGCGGAATCGATAACGATCACGTCGCCATCGGCCAGGCCGTGGGCGGCAGCAGTGAGCACCGCCGGTTTGGCGTTACTGATAGCGGTGAACGCTTTGGCAGTGCTCAGGATGGCTGCGATCTCGAACGTGGTGCCGTTGGGAATCTTGACGCTCATGGGTTTTCCTCTTTGCAGAAATGACAAAACCCGCTCAATGGCGGGTTCTTGGTTGGCCCAACGGGCGCGTTAAGGGGGGTGAAAATCATTGCTTTGATCGCATAGACCAAAGAGATGGTACGTTGCTAGCATCGCGGCTTTAGCCATATCTAAGATATCGACCCGGAGCAACAATGAAACAGGACGTAATTCGTATTGCTAAAAAGTTAACGATCTTCATAGTGGTGCTGGCTGCGCTTTCAGCTTATGGAGCGAACTCGCACTTCGGTCTCGAAACCTGGGCAGGGGACATCGGACTGTTTGCAGGCCTTTGGGTAGCCGCCTTGCCCATGACAGCTCTTGTTGTTTTGATATTTGCAATTCCATGGTACTCAATCAAGTGGTACCGAAATCGCCGAAGTAACATCTAGCGCGTACCTCACTGAGTGTCGGCTCGGTACATGAACGAGACAGGCACGGTGAACGTGGTGTCGTCGGGAATGCCTGGCCCAGGGTCGACCGGGCTCATCGTCACCACGGTAAGCGCGCCTTTGGTGTTTCGCTCATAGAGCGGGAACAGCGCGGCAATCTGATCTGCCAACGCGCCGGCCGCACCGCGGTACTTGCCCGATGGAGTCACGATGCTGACCTGAAAAACGCCGGTGTACAGCTTGTGGTCGCCGCCGAGCGTGTTGCTCGCGGTATCGGCCGGCAGCGTGAACGCCTTCAGGTAGGTCACGCCATTCGCAGGCGTATACGCTTCATTCTCGACGACGACCTTCAGCGGCACCGGCAATGCTTTCGCCCAGTTGATCAGCTTGGCCTCGTAGATCGAAGCGATGAGGTTATGGCTCATACCTGGTTGTTCCTGATGGCCTCCAGCACGATCTGCTGGAAGCGGGCCACGGTGATGCGGACCATGCCGCCGGGTGCCTGGGTCGAATGCCCGAACTCCAGCGGGATGGCGTACGGCAGGTTGTTGATGAGGTAGGCAGTCTGTCCGGCAGTGAAGTCGCTGACAGCCGAAACCAATGCAGCGATTGTTGCTTGCCCGCCTGGATCAACCTCATCAAAGGTCACGTTCTCCACTACATCGATCGAGAGGTGCCAATTCGCTCGGAACCGCCCGCCGACGTAACCTTCAGGGGCAACGATATCCATGCCGTCGTTCAGCTTGCGCCCTGGCTTAAGTCGACCCGCCTTTGTCAGGTTGGCCGGATCGCTGCGCAAATCGCTGTTGTGATCGTCCACGGCCTTGTTGTACTGATGGGCCACAGTGTTCTGCGCCCAGATCTCAGGGTTGCCCACCGGTGACATGCGGATAACGCTGCTACCGACCTCAATGATGATCTCGCGCAAGCTGGCGTCGATGGCTTCCGTGGCCTGGGCCGCGAACTCGGCGAGGCTCAGCGCGAAGCTTCCAGACTGGTCGGTGCCGGCGCGACTCATGACCGCACCTGCAGCTCGTACAGAATCGGCGTGCCGGCCGGATTGATCTCTTTCAGCGGAGGAACGATTGACCAGGTGCGGCCTTGAACAACGACCTTGTTCAGCAGGTCAGGTGTCCACGCCAGACCCTGCGCGGCGATCTTGAGCTTCTTGTCGCCCTGCTTGATGAGGCTGTTGTTCTGGAATTCTTGGCCGGTGAAGTCGAGCAGGATACCTTGGGCAATCTGCTCGGTGACGGTGTCAGGCGGTGCGCTACCGGTTTCCGGATCGTACTCGCCGACGGTAACTGCTCGGATGGTCACGGGCTGGCCGAACTCTGTGATCATCTCCAGAGCCATCACGGCCATTTCATCATAGAAGGCCATGGTGGCTCCGTTTCGGCTATGCGCGGATGGCGAACAGGCCCCGCTTCTGTAGGTAGTCGGCAAACTGCGTGGCGCTCGGCCGATCCGGCGCCGCCGGCAACAGTCGGCCGCTGGTGTTGGAAATCGTCGCGTACTCGCGATCAACTGCGCCCTCGACGCGCTCCCGGGTGATTGCGCCTTTGCGCTTCTCCACTGGGTCGATATCGTCCTGATGAATTTCGGCAGCCAGGGCCATCTGTCCGTACTGGATGCGCGCAGGCAGGTAATTGTCGGGTTTGATCTGGCAATCGAGTTCAATCCCTCGGCGCGGCCAAGCCAACGCCTGATCGCTATCCGTCTTACGCCCCTTCCAAGTCTTACCATCCATCGCCAAGGCGGACCGGCGAAGCAGTGCTTCTTGCGCTGGCTCGTCCGCAGGGATGGTCACACCAAACTTGCCGGCGTACATGACCAGGTCCGCGGCGCTCGCATAGCTTTCGGCGTCTGGCTTGCCGGTGCCGTCCTCGATGATGAGTGTCATGGATCAACTCGCTGAAATGAGCTTTGAATGATTGGCCGCCGCTTTACCGACAGCCAGCAGTATCACGCCTTGGGCAGGTCGGCGACGAGCTTTTCCAAGGATTCTTTCGAGGCGTTGGCCCGGTAAGTCACACCAGCAGCGTCGAGTTTAGCCTTCAGGGCTTCAACCTCCACGCCTTCACCCGCCTTCAGTTCAGCGAGCTCGTTGCGCAGCGTCTCGTTTTCCACTGCGAGATCATCGCGTGCACCAGCCAGCTCAGCCATCTGAAGACGGATAGCGTCGAGCGAATGAAACAGGCGGATTGCGAGCTCGCCGGCTCCCGGCTTTTCAATCTCTCCAGCCTCAAGCCCATCAATGACAGCGCGGACCGTATCGCTTTCGGCGCGCAGCTTGCCGAGCAGCTCTTCCAGTTCAGCCTGGTTACTACCAGCACCCGCAACCAGCACAAGGCGTTGTTCGACTTCCTTCAGCGTCACTTCGACGCCGACATCCTCGTAGGCATCAACCACGTTTGGCCAGTCGCCAACCACAACAACACCGGTCACGCCCGCTTCTGGGCGGTCGAAGTGCTCTGGGTTGCGATAGCGCTTATCTGGGTCAAAGCCGGAGCTTTGAGTGGAATAGATGAGTTCCATGGAAAATCTCCGTAGCGGCCATCGCTGGCCGCTGTCATGGGGAGCCTTAAGGCGTGGTCGTCAGAGTGATCATCACGCCGGCGGTGACCTTGTCGCTGTCGGAGTGCTTGACCCAGTTGGCCGCAGAACCAACGGCCGCCAGGGTTGGGTTCGCACCGCCGACGGCGTCCTTCCAGCTGTAACCCAGCACGTCGATGTTGACGGTGCCCTCGGCGCGGTAGCCGATGCCGAGGTTTTCCTCGTCGTCCACGTTGTACGAGCGGAAACCCGGGGCCTGGGACTCGGTGATCACCACGGCGTTCGGCAGCAAGCCGAAGATCACATCCGCCGGAGCGGTGTCGGTGACCAGTACCGGCTTGCCGAGGGTGCCCGGCAGACCGCCGTAGATCACGACACCGGCTTCTTCGTAGACCTTGTTGGCAATGGCCTCGTCGACGATGTCGAAGTAAGCGCTGGAGTGCATGACCCACAGAGCGATGCGGCCGAACTTGTCGCCGAACTTGCGCATACCACGAGTCAGGGTCTTCTTGCCGTCGGTTTCGATGTTGGCGGTGACCACCATGCCGGCATTGGAGCTGATAGCGGCACGCAGCGCGGCAGTGGCGTACTGGATGAAGCCTTCCAGGGTAGCGTCGGCCACATCGGCGCCGATGATTTGGGAGAACTCTTCCACCGGACGACCGCGGCGCTTGAACGCCTCTTCGGTGGTCTGGTACGGGCCGTACTTCCACGGAGCCTTAACGCCCACGGCTTCACCGGCGCCGATCTTCTTAGCGGTCACCTTGCCGACGGAATTGACGTCGCGGTGCTCAAGCGAGCCGCCGATTTTGTAGAACGAGCGCTTTCGGAAGTCGCCTTCGATCAGTTCGTTGTCGAGAACGATCGCACCGTTGGACGATGCGTTGAACACATCGAGGTTGTCCTGGACGCGCTCCAAGTATGCGGTTTGCGCCTCATCGTTGTAGATGATCAGGTCGCTGTTTACGGTTGTAGCCATGGGTGAATCCCCTTACTTTGGCAATGCGAGGTATGCGGTTTGGCCGTGCTTGCGCTGGAAATCGCGCTTTTGCTCGGAGGTCATTTCGGAGCGTTTGAATGCAGCCTGGCCGCCACCCCCGCCCGGGGCTTGTGTCCCCGAAGCCCTTGGCCACAGGTGAGGTGCGCTTTCGCGTAGTGATTCCGCCCATTCGAGCGGAGTCAGTGGGGTTTTGCCGTCTTTGCCGAGGATGGTCTGGCCAGACTCATCGACGGCGACCGCTTCGCCCTCGTCATTCAGTGAGAACACGCCCTTGGCGCGCAGGATGATGTCGTCGGTCGCTTCCGGCAGCGCGCCGGCTTTCAGTGCTGCGCCGCGCACCGAGTCACCCAGGACTTTGCCCTGGAACTTGGCGGCGAAGGATTCAGCCTTCTCAGCGCGCGCGGTGATGGCCTTCAATTGCTTGTCGGTGTCAGCACGCAGGCGCTCAGTCCGGCGGTTGAAGACTTCGTCAACCTTGCCCTCTGTCAGCAGCTTGGTTTCTTCGTCCTGGCCGGCTCGACTCAGCAGGCCTTTGACGGCGTCGATATCGATGCCTTCAAACTGGGTTTCGAACTGGGTCAACTTGCCGGTTGTGTCTTTCAACTTGCCCAGCAGCTCCGTATTCTTTGTTTTCAAACCCGAAACGGATGCTTCAACGGCAGTCGCGATCGCGGCCTTGATTGCCGGGTTTTCCAGGTCGATTTCGTTTTCTTCTGCCACGTTGATGCACCCCTTGGGCTTGGTTAGCCCGCTTTGCAGGCATAAAAAAACCCACCGAAGCGGGTTCAATTAAATAATTATGATTTAGTTAGACAGCATGAAGCTCGTTCGTTACGACTTCGTCGCCAGATACAAGCTTGTACCTGAATCTTGGCTCCAAAATTGTCACTGGCCGTTCCATGGCATCCACTACATCGATATGCGGAGCCCCGGCGTCGTACGCTGCTTGTGACGCATAACGCGCCCTGAGCAAGACTCTATCTCCGTCAATTGAGTCAATACGACCCCAAAATGGTGCCTCAAACATATGCCTCTCCTTTGTTGTGAAGCATGGAGACTATATCTTGGCGAATGCAAATGCCAGAGGCTCTAAAGCGCGCATTTCAATTAATGTGAGCGGCTCAAAGTTGCGATCAAGCTGCAGTTCGGCAAAGCGCTGGACACTCAGCCCACCTTCACGGAACAGCTTCCCCCGCACCGGGCCGATAGCCACATCCTGAAACGGTGCGGGCTGCTGCTGAAGCCAGTGGTAATAGTCGAGGTTCGCGCTGACCTGCCCTGCTCCATCAGCCCCGGCTGAGGCCCGTGTTGCGCCCTTTGCGAACATCTCGCTGAGCTTGGTCAGCAGAACAAACGTGGTGCGGCAGTTCGGGTGAAACGGTGGCCGGGGGCCGGAGTCAACCGGGAAACGCCGCTTGTCCATCGAGCGGCATTGCTGGCTGGTCTTGCTGTCGAGCGTGGCGACCATTTCAACTTCGGAAACGATATCCGTGTTGGCCTTAGCCACCTCCATGCGCGCCTGGGAGGCCACATGCTGAATCGCGGTGTGCACCACAGTACTGACATTACGATTGGTCGTTGCTAGGACGCCGTCTTTGTACCCCGCCGCCTTGGTGCCACGAATGTTTCGAATGACCTGGAAGTTCGTCTGCCCTTCGAAGAAACCCTGCCGGATCGTGCCGGTAACGCGCTCCCGTTCGGCAGTGGTCCAGCCCTTGATGAACGACTTCAGCAGCTTCCCGCCGCCGGCGCCGCGCACGCTGAGTGGATTCGTCAGCACTGCCGCCCTGATCGCAGCCACCGTCGGTGCAGTCACATCAAACGACACGCCGACTGGCGCAGACTTGGCCAGGCTCGTCGCCTCAAATTCGGCTTCGTAGTTGGCAATGTCGATCAGGTCGAGGTTCAGCTGCACGCTGTAGCGGTCAAAGATGCCCAGTAACAGGCTGTCGACTTCCTTCAGCAGCGCTTCCAGACGCTTGACGTTGTACTCGGTCAGGTCCGACTGGGTGAGTCGGTCGCGGATCGAGCGGTCGATCTCCTTGAGAAAGGGTGCGAACTTGCCGACCTCCCCCGCCTTCAGCTTTTCGAGGAAGACCGCGTGCCGGATCGTGGCGTCAAGGATTGCTTGGTTTGCCGCCATTTGGTGTTACCTCATCATCCAGACCCAGGCCATCACTCTGCTCTTGAAGCTCGCCATCGATCTGCAGGTCTGTTCGCTCCGGGGCAATCAAGCCCAGTTTGCGCAGGTAAGACCTCAGATCCGCCTTCGCGAATCCGCCGTTCTGCCACAGACCAACCAAGGCCGTGATCATTTGCGGATCAGCCGTCAGCTCGACGAACTCCTGATTGACCTGGTACGCGACCTTGTCGGTGATGCCCATGTAAAGGCCGCACCACATGATCGCTCGGGTGTAGGCCTCGCTGACGTTGGCCACGCAGCCGGCCAGCACTGAGGTCGACGCAGACTGATCTCCGCGGGACTCGGTTGCCGTTTTGGCAGCCAGTGACGCAACGACCATTCGGGCGCCCAATTCGATCATCATCTGGTTCTTGTCGGCCATGGCCTCCTTCACCAGCGTGTTCGGTAATGGCTGCGCGTAACCGAAAGCGCCGCCGACCGGAAGCAGCATTGGCGCCCTGGAGCCGACGTAGACACCCTTCTCCTCGAGCAGCTTCACCCACTGTTCGGTCAGCCCGGAAATCCACGGCTGCGCCTGTCCACACCAGAAGACACTGTCTTCGTAGTCGGCACTGTTGCGGTAATGCCCCAGGTTGATCATTGCGATGTCGTAAAGCGGTGACTCATCGATTGTTGGATCGTTGTTCTGTGCGCCGACGAAGGTGAACGGGATTTCCTTGAGGCGCCCGGTAATGCCTTCCGGAGTGAATGTGTCTGTGACCTCGAGCGGCCCACCACCTCTTGGACCGGACCGGCGCCAAACCCTACAAACGAAACCGTCCGGCTCAAGAGCGAGTTCTCGGAACTGTTCGACAACCTTGAAACCAAATCCATCCTCGACTTCCGGCATCTCACGCAGCACGACCAAAGTCAGAACGTTGTGACCATTCACCATCCCGGTGCGCCAGTTGATGATGTCTTCGGCGCAGTACGACAGGATCACCGAGTGACCGCCGGCCCCTTCATCTTGGTGGTAATCGACGTACAGACCATGACGCCCAGCCTCAAGCACCTTCTCAAGTGTGCCTTGCGAGTGCTGGTAAATGCTCACTCCGGATCCGTTGGCGTTGTCCTGCAAGTACTCCAGCTTCTTCGGTACGGTTAGCGTTGGGTCTTTGTGGAAGGCCAGACCCAGCAAGCCGTTGCGCGTGTGGCCGGTGGCGTTTTTGAACACCGCCCGCTCGCGGTAGGCTTTGTTCCGATCGGTGTTCTCCGGCGATTTGTCGTGTGCGTTGATGTACGGCAAACGAGAAACCACCCGGTGCTGGCCGGCGCAGACGTCGCGAACGGTCGCCCATCGGTCCAGCACTTCGATGTAATCCGCCCTCTTGAAGGAGACGTCGTTGCTCATCGGGCGTATCCCATTTTGATAGAGGTGGCCGGCTTCCTGGCGCTCTTCGCCACAGCGAAGTACCGGAATCCGTCGGAGCCGTGAGAGGTCCAGTCATGAAGCGGCTTGTCTTTCCAGCAGCCGCGCTTGTCGTCCCACTCTTTGCGGTAGTTCTCGATACAGTTGATGCCCTGCTCACACTTCGCTTCATCGAACACGCAGAGCGGAAGGATCTCCCGCGCAGCCTCGATGCCGTCGTTGATGCCAATCTTCGGGACGACCTGGAACGTCATGCAGTACTTCTGCCCGTCGATCTCGTAGCCCTCTTGGGCCAGTTCGCGGCGGGTCTTGGCATCGCTGCCGAACTCGCGGTTGTCGATGTCGTGCGGCCCCCAGTGCTCGGAATAGGTGTAACCCTTGTCCTTGAGCACCTTCATGTAATGCCGCAGGCCTTCGCCGGAGTTCTCGTAGTAATCAATGACGTGGTATTCGGTTCCGACCTGTCGCACGAACCAGATGGCCGTGGAGTCGCCGACGCCGATGTCCCAGAAGGTCATCACCGGCAAGTGGCTGTTGTTCGGTATCACGCCGATGCGCTGCTGGGCGTAAAGCTTGGTCAGTTGCTGCGCGTAATAGGCGCCCTCAACCGATTGCTGGAAGGCTTCGACAGGAATGGACGGGTATTCCCTCTTCATGTCGTCGCCGAGCGTCTTTTCCTTGGCCGCGTACCAGGCGCGCTGGCCGTCGCTTGTGACGATGCCGTGCTTGGCGTGCAGTTCGTTGAAGTAGTCGGTCAGGCGCTGCGGGATGACCACGTCGGTGGGGTCAAGCCAGTAGGCTTTGTTCTTCCACCAACTGAAAAAGAAGAACTTCCAGTCCAGCAAGCCAAGAGGCACGCCGGCCAGTTGTTGGCGCTCAGCACTCTGCGAGTAATCGAAGAAGTAGCCGGCCCGGCCTTCCGCCGTTGATTCAATCGTGACGAAACAGTCGGTTGCCACAGCCTCAAAGGCGCCGGTGACAATCTCGCGGGCCTTGTGCGGGAACTTGGCGCAGATCTTTCCGAACTCGGAAACATGCAGGTAACGCAGTGTGCCGCCCCGGAAGGACGTGGAAACGTAGAGCGAGCCGCCCTTGCTGAACACCAGCTCCCCAGCCGCATCGTTGCTCGCGGGGTTGGCAGCTCGGATCTCAGTCGGCAGGTTGTCGTAGGCGTACTTCACCTTCTCCCGGAACAGACGCTTGGCGTCGTTCAGGGTGTGAGCGATCAGCGCGCACTTGGCTGACTCGAACAGCGCCGCGTCCAGCTGGATGATGCAGCACTCGGTGGTGAAGCCGAGCTGCCGAGCCTTCAGGATGATGTTCCGAGTGTGCATCCCGTCGAAGTATTCAATCTGCTCGTCCGTCATCCGGAAGCGGACCTTCTTGCCCTGCTTGTCCGTGATGAAGTAGAGGTTGTTCAGGCGCCAACGCTTGTCCCGGAGCAGCTTCAAGTGCTCGGGCTTCATGTCAGGCTTCCTTCGATAGATCGTCCATCAGTTTCGATAGCTCGTCGGCGTCGTTGCCGCCAGTCTTGGTGTCGAGGTCGTAGGCTTGGCGCTCCAGAGAGATCAGGGTCTTCAGCGTTTCGGCCATTTCCTTCATCGTTTTGGAGCGGCCAGGTAGATCGATGATCTTCTGGTACAGGTCGTTGCGCTTATCCTGTCCGTTGTCGTCTTCGGAGCGCATCAGCTCTCCCAACTCTTCAAACAGGTGGCGGTTGTCAGTTAGGCCTTCCAGCTCATCCAGCAGTTTGTTTGTGAGGCGCCGGCCGCGCGAGATGTCGCCGCGGTGCGCCATGCGGATGTTCGCAATGACCTCGGCGTTGACCTCGATGATCTCTTTTTCGGTATCCGCTTGTTTGGTGGATACCGCAGTGGATACCGTGCGCTTGGATACCAGCGCATCAGCCTTGGCCTGGATCTTTGCCTTAAGGTTTCGCTCCCATCCATCCCGCTTGGCGCGCTTGTTGATGGCGCCGTGGGTGATGCCTTGGGTTGATGCGATCTCACGGATGGAAAGCAATCCAGCCCGGTAGGCGCGTTCGATTGCCTCCCAGTCGGGTTGCTTGGTTGTCATAAGGTCGCTCTGATACTTGAAATAATTACGGATTGCCGGTATTGGTGCGCGTCTTTTGAATAGTAAGGAAGCTAGATTTCATGTCTCGCACACAAATCCGATTTCTCGTAGCCTGCACGTTCGCCGCAGTAACTCTATTTGGCTGCGCTGCAACACCCAAGGCAACGTGGACCAACAAGGGCCCCGTAGAGATCGCTACAGAACGTGGAAGAGTCGCCTGTTACACCGACGCAAACATAATCGATGGAGAGCGAATGGAAGGCTCCATATGTGCATCTGCAGCATCTGGATTCTTGGGTGACGGCGAGCCGGAAGTATATTTCAGTCCATGGAATCGGCGATTCTTGCAAGTGCCGATAAGCCAAGCTACTACAGGCGTCACTGTCCCTTACGAAAACAAAACCGTCTTCTTACAATGCACACCACTAGCATCAACAGACAGTAAGGTGGAGGCGGCACGCGACTGCAAGGTCACGATCAATAATCAGTTGCTAG